TCATTTCCTCTTTTGCCTCTCGGATCGGTAGTAGGTTTTTTAATTTCATAATACGATTACTTGAATTCTTTTTTCAATCATTAGTCTCGCTAATTCAGCCAACTCAGTAACAAGATTTTCATCATACTCGTCATCGGTGCGTATTAATTCTGTATCTTTTAACATCTCAATTGTATCTGCAACCCATCCTTTAGAGATTACTTGTAGATCCATGTCTTGTGTTTGGTCATCAATGAGATTAAGTAATTCTGGACTTAGCTGCAGGTCCTTTTTCATCACTGCATTATATAGTTTTGGATTTTTATTCATCTTATATGTTTTTTATAAATATGTATGTTAATAGTTTACTTGCATCTAATCCATTTGGCATAAGCTTAAAAAATCCACATTCACCATACTTATTGTTTATTAAATTTGTTATTGGACTAATAACTTCATTTTCTCCAAATTTATTTATCATCTCAAAGAACCTAGATTGATCGTGTGGATACACTACTATATTACCATTGGGTTGTTGATAAAGATAGTAATGCATATCTATTTGTCTCACTTGAATCTTTAAAGGTCCTAGATTGACTAGCTGCTCTTGCTCTTTGAGTAAACTCTTTAATTTTATCATATTACCATTTTCTGCAGGACCAATATCTTGCTTTGGTTTTTGGTCCAGGGTTGTCACATCTGTGCCTTGCTCTGAAGGACTTCCTACGTTCAGGATTTGATTTCTTAATTCTCATATTAGGATCACCAAAGTTTACTTTTACAACATTGTCGCCTTTTTTAACATAAACTTTGAACTTCTTAACATCCCCTCTTATTGGCTTGTTAAGCGGCACACTGCGTCCTTGGTATTCTGCCTCAAACAATCCCTCTTTTATATCCTCTAATAATGCAATAGCGCAATTTTCACATATAGTAACTTCTTCATCAGCGTTTATCTTCTTTGCAGCTGAAACTGCCTTATTATGCGCTTCAGATCCTTTACGTACAGGTTTCTCACCTCTTGCACGCTTAGCTCTTATATTATGCCACAATCCTTTAGATTCCTCGTTCATTTTCTACATTTAATAAGTCATCCTTTGCTTTTTGTACTAACGGCTTAGCTATCTCCTCAAATCTACTTCCTGCATTTCCTTGCCATGCCTCCACATCACCATCTTCGGTAACTAAATTCTGTGTATTATTGTCTTCTATAAATTCGTTTATGTAAACTTCTAGATCTGTAACAAACCCTTTTGCGTTTGCCAGCACTCTAGTTTTTTCATATTCTTCATACCTTCCTTGAACTCTTAATTCGTGTTCAAATTTAACTGTGCAGTCTAAGCAACAGTTATTAAATGTAAACATTTTTTGATCCATAGGCCTGCTTAGACTTTTGCCACATTTAGGGCAGCCCAGCGGCGTATTGATCTTCTTACGTATGCTATCAAACTTTGACAGTGTGCGCTTGATACCATTTTTAATAGTCCAAGTTTTACCTTTTTCTGTCCAAGTATCTCCTTCTTTATATTTCACCACTTTCTTCAGATTTTGTATGTAAACCATATTTTTTAACAATGTATTCCATGTTTTTATTAAGTCTTGCTACTGCCTTTCTCATCTCACGTTTCACTGCTAACTGAAACTTCTCCTTTTCAGCATCATCCGCAACTACCTTTGTGAAGTCTTTACCTCCAGTTGAGCTAATGCTTATTGTAAAATTGAGTTCAGGTTTTCCTGAATCTCCTACGCTATGAAATGTGTGGTCTAAGTGAAATGTTAAGTTGAGCAATGGTACTTCACCAACTGCTTCTTTTTTCTCCTTCAACAACGCATCACGCATTGCCATTATTTCTTTTAGTTTCATATTTTAAAATCTTAAATATCCTAATATTTGATTAATTGGTGCAAATGCTCCTGTAAGCTTGTATAGTTTACCATTGTAAGTGAACACAAGGCCTTCTGTTGGTACAATTGCTTCGTAGCCACCTAACTCTTTTAGTCTGTTTAATTCTCTTTTCAAAAAAGCTAGTGCCGTTTCGCTATCAGCATATCCTGGTGATGATGCTGCTTGTTTTATTTGTATTATTGCATCTTTCAAACTTTTTTTCATAGATGCGACTGATTTGTCAGGATTTGCCGATACAAGATTCTCAATATTTTTTAAAACTCTTGCACCTAATTTAAGGAACAAGCTTTCTATTGGTCTTCCTGCAATTCCTTTTTGTGTTTTTAGTTCAGTTGCTTCAAATTGTCTTATCCAATTTTTAAAATCTTCACTCTCTACTTGTTGCAAGATAGCTTTAATTGATGTTGACTTATCAGTAAATGCCCATCTGTTTATTAATAGCTCCAAAACATTACCAGGTATTTTATATCGATAATTTTTAGCATTCTGCTTAATGTAATCTTTCCACCAATTGTAAAAATATAAAGACAACTTATCATCCTCTGATAAAGAGAACTTATCCTTAATAGCATTCAATTCACTCACAAACTCATCTCTTTTTGCTTGGTAATCCTGATCTGGTTTTATTGTTGCTGGATCTGTTGTTCTTATTTGGTATGTTTTTTGATTTTCAGCTTTTTGTGTTTCAATTGCTGCTTGTAGTCTTTTTACTGGTTCTTGGTCTTCTGCAACAACGTTACCATTCTCATCGTATGTTTTTACGTGATGTAATCTAAGTTGTGCAGCTCCATATGGTATAACATTAGCTGTTCCTGGATAAAGTATCTCTAAAGAGATAAACTTTTTTCCATTATCAAATATTTCTTCCTTTTCTTGTGGTGTTAATTTACGCACAGCAGCTTCTAGATCATTCATTGCTTCAACAAAGGCTACTTGTATTTCACCTCTATTGCTAAACTGCTTTTTCATTTGCTCTATGCTAAGAGAGTTCTCACCATAGTTTTTTATTTGTCCTTTATTTCTTGCAGCTACAACTTGACCATTTTTATAGGAAACCATTAGATTTTGACCATCAAGTTTTTCCTGTGCTAAATTTAACTTTCCTGATAGAGATGCATCTATCATATTCTTGACGTCTTTAAATGATAAATTGACATCTTCATAAGGATGAGCTAAGTGACCTGCTGCTCCTCCTTCATTTATTAACTCTACTGATTCGGTAACAGATTTTGTTAGTATCTGATATATTTTTGCAATTACGTCTTTTGGTACATCAGGATAATTACTTGCAAAGTTTTTTAAATTCTTAGTTTTTAAATCTGATCTAAGAACTGAAGCGCTTATTCCTTTATTGTTTTGTGAATCCGATCTTCCTTTATAAAGAGATGGTTTTGTGTCTACCGGTAATTCCTGCACAACGACACCAGATCTTGCGTATTTACCATCTTGGTTGTGATCTTGTACAAATTTCTGAACACGACCATAATCCTCTCCTTTTTGACTTGATGCTAATGCATAAGTTCCTTTTGGTGCAGTTTCTATATATTTGTATGCTGCTGTTAGTGGTGATTCAACTTCTGTTGGTTTAATTTCAACATTAGGAACGTCCTTTAATAACAATTTCCATATCTTTATAGACTGATCTCTTGTTATATTGTTTCTTGGTGATGGACCTATTAATATTACAATTTTGGATACCTGTGGTAATCCATAATAAGCCATAGCCAGTTCCAAGTGTCCTGCATGTGGTGGTTTAAATCCACCAGGTAGTAAGACAGTAACACCTTTGGCCTCCTCTTGAATTAAGGATTCTATTAAGTATTTAGCTAAACTATTCATTACTAATAAATATCATTTGTTTTAGATTGACTACCTCTTTTTCAAGCATTTCAATCTTTTGTTGTAGTACTCTTATTGTTTTTGTTAAATACCCTAAATCTGCGTTTGGTTCTTTAAAAATAACATCTTCTAAAACCGCTTTTCCATCAACAAATAATTTATAGTCGCTGTGGTGATGCTCTTCTGGTGAGTGTCCTATGTATATTTTTTCAACGTTTCTTAGAGGTATTAATTCTCGTTTTTCTACTTGCTTTGTTAAAGGATTATATGCAAGGTATTTTGTAAAAAGAAAGATTCTATCCTCTTTCATTTGCTTATCAGTTTGTGGTAAACCAATTCGCATAGTAAATGGGTTGTTATGTGACTTATCAACTATTTCTTTAAAAGTTTCACCTCTCCAACCTTGATATATATTTTTTAATTTTATTCTACCAAGAAAGGATGGACCACCCATACTCTCAACTGCTGGGAAGATTAATTTTGGTTTTTTTATGTTGTTAGATATCATCCTTGAATACCTGTTTGATTAATTGGAGATGCATTATTCCAAGTACCTCTTTTTGGCCTTTCGGTAAAGGTCTCGCTAAAGTTAGTTGGTTTAATAAAGTTTGGATCTGTAGTTACACCAATTTTGCACCACTCAATATCTGATATCATACCTCCCCACAAAGGTGCATTTGCTGGAATATCGGCACTAATGTGTCTTAAATTGTAAAAACCACTATTAACCTCATCTGATGTTATCTCTATACCACTTGCATCAAATGTCAATTGAGCTCTGTCACCATACTGCACTAATATAAGATCATATGTATCTATAAATGCACCTGACCCTGAGTCGTAGTAGCGTAAAGTCGGTGTTGTACTGTATCCATTACCTATAGTAACAATATTATTATCTGGTGGATAAAAACCTGAAGTACCCTTTTGCCATCTAGAACCAGTTAGAAGTGGTGTTGATACATCGTGTATGTAAACCATTAATTTTGCTCCATCAATTGGTGAATATCTATTATTTACATCAACTGCTAGTGCCCAATCTAAGACTTCAGTTGTATTAAAATACCCAAAATCATCTGGAAATCCTGATATACTGTTCACTGTTAATGATGGACTTGATCTTTGATATTGTGGCCATCTCTTTAAGTTAAACCTGACATTATATATACCACCATTTTCATTAAAACCATAGTAGTACTCCTCATTGTTTGTTGGGTAGTACAATCTAGTTTTTTTCAAATAGGTATTCCACTCTGTTGTTCGACTAGTGTTTTGCTGAACATAGAAACTACTACTGTATGTTGGTATTGCTTGTGCTATATCTATTGGTGATATAAGCACACCATTACTTTTCCAAAATAATTGGTTATCATCACCTATGGAATATACTCCAGCTGATGATGCACTATACATTTGTGGAAATGGGCTTGTGCCTGGCATAGCTTGATCGTACACGGGCATTATTGGATCAAATTTTCTCCACAAAGTATTAATTGTATTTGACGATGTGTGCCAAGCTAGATTTGCAGATGAATATGTGCTGCCTACACCAAAGTTTATAACATTCCAATAAAATCCATTAAATGTATTTAAACTATAAGTTGGCCAAAAATATAAATTGGTTGGTGACTCTACGTTGTAGGTTTCATTGTATAATTTTGGATCACTCGTTACATCAACTCCTACAGTTGTGTTGGTTGTACCATTAGTTAAGACTTCATAGTATAATGGACAATGGTCATTAAAACGAGATGCTTCGGCTGAACAGAATCCTGGTACCTCTGTTATTAAATTTAATTGTACGTTAGGTATATATGTTGTGTATTCTGATTGCTTTCCTTGACAATCAAAGTATTCAATTTTTAAATCTATTGACTGGGTCAATGATGCGTCATCATCTTGCAAAATCCACATGCTATCGGGTGGTGCTGCTGCAAATTGTAGTATGCTAGGTGTAAAACCAACTAGATCCAATGGTGTGATGCTTATCGATGATATGTAAGCGTTTTTATCTACTGCACTGTCTGTGTTAAGATACAATACCGGTCTACCAAATCCATCTGAATCGGCAAAAAAATCAAAAGTTACATTATCATATGATTTTGCTGTACTTCCGTTTAAATTTGATATTTTTCCAATAAACTTACCAAACTTGTTATAATACTGTGGTATTAGTGGATCATCGTTTCTTGTTTCGTTAAATGCTTTTGGACCTTGTAGACCCAAAGCATTATCTTGCAACGGTGTACTACTCATATAGACTTCTAGCTCACATCCCGCGTCTAATGTGCAGTAAAAGGATAGTGAGAAGGGTTGATCTGGTATGTATGTTTGATAATACCTGCTCATAATACCTTTTCTTAGATCTGCTTTACTTGTAATTTGTAATGCGTTTGCTTGTGGATAAGAGCTTGTAGTATTGTAATTGTATTGATACAATATGCCATCACCTTCTATACCAAAGCCTCGCCAATAATCTATCGCAATGCTAGCATCTGTAAATTCTCCATACACAAAAGCATCACTTTTATTTTTTGCATATACGGCTTGGTTTGGTTTGTCTGAATCTATTAAATACTCAGGAGGTAGTACAATGTGATCATTTAACTGTTGGTATTCTGTGTTACTTCCCGCTTGCTTTAAGTACGTTTTAATGCGGTATACGTCTCCAGCAATTGGTTGAAAATCGCTAAAAGTAAATTGTATAAAAGATGAACTTAAATTTTGAGATCTTATTTCCTCTAACGAAGATGTTGGATAAATAAACGAACCAGTTATACCACTAACTCTTTTAAAAGTTTGTTGATATATTAACGGGTTTATTGTGTTCATAGTATCTGATAATGTCAGACTAGGTGCTTGATCTAGTAATGCATACTTGTCATTTAACACATATACAATCTTAGATGTGTATGCGTTTAGTTGATCCATTAAAGATCCTGTTACTTGTAAGTTACTTGAAGTGTATGGCGGTTCAAACTGTAAGCTGCTTGTGTATGCACCATCTGTGGATTGATGCTCAAAGGAGAATATGGAACCTTCCATGTCTTTTGATAACCTACTCTGTGGATCATATAATATTGTATTATATCTTGAATATTCAGAGTATATGAATCCGTTAACAACGTCGTTATTGTACTTCCTAATATTTGTTTGTACTGTATTTGTTGTTAAGGAATCTCCATAATAGTTATATAGATTGTCTTTGCTAGCTGCGTCGAGAATGTCATCAGATGTGTTTTCTACAAAATCTATGTCTGAGGCGTCGGATGTTGTTATTGTTAAACCACTATAGCTTTGTGTTGTTAATCTGCTTGCTAGAGCGTATGTACCTAAGTTAAATTTGTATGGTACCAAAACCTGCGCTATGCTAACTGTTGGTGCTTGTTGAAATATAATATCTGTTGTATTTCTTTCTGTTGATCTTATATCAATAAGTGTTGACCATTTTAAATTTATATACTTCTTTTGTTCAAATGTCAAAGGTTGTCCACTCAGATCATTGTTTGCTGTGCCAACAAAGGTCAAACTTCCTACACCCTGCTTTGTAATATCATAGACATATATAATTGCATAAAAGAAATCAAATCGGTCTTTGTAGCCAGTAAATTCAGTGAATAGTGGATTACCTTCTGCATCTAAAACCTCGAGATCAATATCTGTAAAGTCCTTGAGGTACAATCCATTCGCAGCAAATTTTACTATATTTTTTCCAGCTGTAAGTGTTTGTGGTATCTCAGTGAATCGAAAATAATAAGGAGAGTTCACCGAATTATCCGTTATTAGATAAGGTGTGTTTATATAATCCCTCTTTTGCTTTGTTTTGTACGCAGTTTCAAGTTCTTGATTTGCTCCGTACCTGTTTACTAGTGCTCTAGCCATTTAAAATTGTAGCTTTACAATAAATATCTCATGGATATTTTATGTGGCTAAAATCATTTGTTCGGTCGATGGTCAATATATGATCTACCATATCCCTAACAACATCTATATGTGATATGACTAATGTATGCTTAAATAAACTCTTCATATGATTGAAAAGCATATGCATGGAGTTTAGATTAGTTGAATCTAATACTCCCAATCCCTCATCCAAAGCTATGAAGTTTGGTTTTGGTAGATTTGTGATTTTTATTAATGCAATTCTTATTGCTAGTGATGACAAAAAACGCTCCATTCCTGATGATAGTTCAAGTGGCCATTTACCTGTATCATATTTTATATAGGTGTTTATGTGCTTACCGTCCATCTCAAATTCAAGTGTAAAATCAATTATCTGAGCAAGTATATTGTTAACATACTGCTCGATGTATGGTATTGCCTTTGATATAAGAATATATGGTATACCATCTCTACTCATTGCTTGACCATATAAATTATATGCAACTTGCTTATCTGCCAACTCTTGCATATGCTCTATGCTATTTGTGCATTCGTTAATTGTTTGATCTGCAACTGCAATCTTACCGTGAAGTTCTTGTAATCTTTTGGTGATTTTAGACTCTTGATCCTTCAAGCCAGCAATAGTCTTATTAACTTCATCTATAGATTTTTGTGTTATTATATTCTGCTTTATATCTTGCTCATTAGCATGATACAGGTTAATTGAATCTTTTATTTTACTTAACTTATAATCAATATCTTGTAGCTCACTTGCAACTTTACCATCTTGCAGTGATAGCATGTTTTTCTTATTTGATGCTTGATCACAATCCGCTTTTGCTTTATAGTAGCTTGTGTGTTGTGTTTCGTAAGACTTATTGTCTTCTATAAAACTATCAACAACTTTTTTTGATTCTAAGAAATCTGCTACTGATTTTTTGTCTTTTTCTAGTTCTGATTTTGTTGCTACTGCATCCTTAACAAAGACATTATTTACACAATATGAGCAAGTTGGATCATATTCATGTTCTTGTAGTTTTTGTAACTTCTCTAATTTAGACTTTATTGTTATTTTTAAGTGATTAAGTTCTACATTTAGCTTATCACTCTTATTAACATACTCTGTGTATGTCTTAAAATTTTGCGTTATTGTGTCTGCCTTGTACTTTGTAAGCGCTTCAACACATCCTTCATGTATTTTAACTGCTTCCGCAAGTTGCTGTATTATAAGCTCTCTTTTTTTGTTTAAGGATTCTAGTCTATCTTCACAATCCTTTTTTTGTTTATCAAGCTCGGTAACATTTAAACCATCTGCCTTTGTATGCTTAATTTGTTTTGTTAAATTAAGCAGTATTGTGCTTTGATTATCTAGTTGTTGTTTAGTAGTTGCTAGTTGCTCTTCACTGCTTTTATATAAGTCTTCACATTGCTCTTTTACTCTTTCAGAGTCACCAAGTTTTGTTTCAAAATCCTGCTTTTGATACTCCTCTAACAATACTGCTGAGTTTTTATTTTCCTTACTAGCTGCATCATAGAGCTGATCAAAAATGCATAAATCTAGAAAATTAGCAAGCAATTCCTTTCTTTCACTTTGTGTTTTATCAATGAAATTTGAGTTATTATTTTGCAGTGATAATGCTGTTAATATAAAGTCATCAAATGTTCCAATATACGACTGAATTATCTTATCTGTGTCTCGCCTTTGTTCACCATTTAATGAAACATTATCACCATTTTCATCTACATACCAAAAGTCAATATCAACTCTTAATTTGCCTGATAACGGTCCTTTTTGATATCTTGTTGCTTTTTTATTAATAAAGTAATTAACTCCATTTAATTCAAAGTTAAAGCAGCAGGTGAAGTAATCAGACTTGTTATTTAAAACCTGTTCAGCTTTGCTAGCTCTAAACGAATGATCAAATAAACAAAAGCATAAAGCATCTAATACTGCTGATTTACCTGCGTGGTTTGGTGCAAATAATCCACACAAACCAGACATGCCTGTAAAATCAATCTCATTATCTTCACCATAAGAAAACATATTTGAAAATGTAAATTTCTTAGGATTCCAAATTACATTTCTAACAAGTTCGCTTTGAGGTAAAGTGCTGTTGAGCTGCTTATTTATTGTATATATTTCACTCAAGGTATCATCGTCTACGTTCTTGTCAACTAAGTACTCTTTAATAAGATCGTTCTGATATTCGACTCTTCTTATATCACCACTACTAAACACAAAATCTGTGGACTTTGCACTATCTTTTGGATCTGTGTAGTTTACTGTTGGTTCACTTATTTTATACTCTTTTCGTATTGTTGCTAGTATTCTCTTTAATTGTGCTTGAGATGTATTTTTAACCTTTAATCTAAGGTTTGTTTTTGATGTTATTGGTAAGTTATCTGGTAGCACTCCTCCGTCGATTTCAAGTGTATAAAAACCATATCGATTTGGTAAATCTAGGAATCTATAATCTAGTGTATTGACATTTAAAATAGCAGGTCCGTGTCCTTCATAATCCTCACCAAAATTTTGTTGTACTAAACTTCCTGGATAGAGTACTAATGGTGAGGCTTTTAGTACTTGTCTTTTGTGAATATCACCTAGAAGGGCTACATCGTAATCGTTAAAGGTTTCCATCTTTAAGCCCTGTAATAGTTTAATGCCTGTATCTGTTGAACTGTTTTCAACTGTACCGTGGTATAAAGCTATCTTTCTCTTATATTCACCTTTAATTGACTCTGCTAGTATATACTCCTCTTGTGATTGAAGTAGTGACATTACAGAAAAGCAAATATCTCCGACTTCATACAGATTAGTGTCTTTTAAGTAGAAGAGATTGTTTTGTTTTAATGCTTTAAAAATTGGTGATAGTGCATCTAGTCTGTTATTATTGTTAAGATTTGTATCGTGATTACCACATATAACAAAAGTTGGCGCTAACTCAGCCAAATTAACAAAGAAATCATTTACCATATCAATGAGCTCTGGACTCATATCTGTCTTTGCGTGAACAATATCACCACCAACTGTTACAATTGTATTAGGTGGTGAGTTCTTTACAAGCTCATACAATTTGTCAAAAACTTCTCTGTATTCCGTATGACGTTTCCAATTACGTATATGTACGTCTGCAACGTGAATAATGTAATCAACTTTCTCTAAACCACAATCTATCTTTATCATGCAAATAATTTATATCTTACAAGATCACCAAATGTAAATACCTTACAATTATTAATCAATTCAACCATCTTGTTGAACCCTAGCTCATTAGGGTCCTTGCTAACAAGATCAACATAGTAAACTTCAATACCTTGATTAAGAAAGTACTCAAGTTCTTCGAGCGCGTCTGTAACTGCATCTTTATCTAAACTTATATATAATTTTGGAACTTTGTTATCTATTATTGTTTGTTTTAATTTTGGTAATATCTTTTTACCAAACAGTGGTACTGCGTTTCTCTTTGTTGATATTGCGTCAAACGCTCCTTCCACTAGTACTAGTGGTTGATTAAAAGATACTTGGTTTTCAAAACCAATAACATCTTTACTCCATGTTGGATTTTTATGTTTAATAAACGAACCATCATAAAAACTTCTACCAACAAAATAGCTTAATTGATTATTAGAATCATAACTTGGAATAATGACCATTCCTCTATAATCCCCCTCTTCACAATACCCTATATTATACCTCAATATATCTAGTGGTGTTAGCCCTCTTTTGTTTACAACATAGTGTAATGCATTCTTGTAATCTGGTGTATTAAAATTTATGTGTAATGGTCTAAATTCTGATGGAAGTTGCTTATCTATGTACTCCTTATCTGATACAATTTGCTCGTTTATTGATATTTCCTTAGCTAGATCTATAAGGCTAGAACTTGCTTTTGTTTTTCGCAATAAACTATATAAACCTCTACCTCGCATATTACATACCCAACAATGGTATGCTTGTGTTGATAAGTTTATTTGCAGTTTCTTTTTGTAGTGATTGCAGTTTGGGCAGTAGTAACTAGCCTCACCATTTTTATGGTATGAACCTAATCCTAAATGTGAATTAAGTATATTTTTTGCCTTTTCTATTTGCAGTTCTATCCCCATTAGGTATTAATATACGGAAAAAGACTACTTAAGCCAACTATCTGGTATTGTTTTTTCAGCGTACACAAATCCATGCTTATTACACCAATCTGCGTAGGTTGTTTTTGACTTCTTACTAAGCTTGTTATTTGCGTTTTGAAACACAAATCGAATATCTAATTCTGGATACTGCTCTTTGATAAGCAAATGTTTCTTGCGATCTGCTGTTACAAATCTACCCTTAGTTTCAACATAGACACCACTTGGTAGTTTAAAATCTGGTGTGTACTTATGTTGTGTTGCTGGTTTTATGTATGCTATCTTGTGTTGCTCGTATTCACCATTTACACCACGATCAATTAGATGCTTATCCACATCTTCTTCTAATCCACTTCTATATCCTTTTATTCTAGCTGCTTGCCTTTTCGTAACTTTCTTTGTCATCTGTCAAATCTTACAACAAATGTTGTGTCTGTTGTTCGTGATGTTTGTATTGGTGTTGAGAGTTTTGCAACTGCTACTAAATTATGACTATTGTCATATAAACCTACAGTTGTTACATATGGTCTAAATGATGAGGATTGATACTGACATCCTATCTCATATTGATTTGTTGATGGATTCCAACTATGTACACTCCTATTATGTGTTGTTGTAAATTCACCTGGGCCGACTGTGCACATAACTTCTGTCTCTAGCAATGTAACTGTGCCTCTAGTTATTATTTTTGTTATAGGTGGATCTATTACTTTAGGATGTGTTAGTACTACTAATCCTGTATTATAAAACACATTACCACAAAATCTGTTAATTGATCCAGTTGTCTGATGTAAATCACTTATCTCATTAGTAGTTAGGTACCTATCAAAAATGTGTATATAATCAATACTTCCACTAAGTGGTTCTGTTAAACTGTAATCATTTCCTAGTCGGATCATGCTATCATTTGCACAATGTAAGTCTGTGTTAGATTCACAAGGATCTGTTGTATAATAGGGATCTTGAACTGTATCTCCAATTGACCCACCTGGTCCAGTTACATATAATCCAATAGTAGATCCAGATCTTTGTGCAACAACACTATAATAGTTGCCTGGTGTTAAGGCACTTGTTGTTCCAAGACTAAGTGTTGTTATACCATTAGATTTTTTAAAAATTAATTCAGGGCCGCTACCCATATCGCGTATTTCAAGTTTATATGGATAGTTTAGTGATGGATTTTGCTCTATATAAACATCCCCATCTGGTGATACAGCATAATCATCTCTATAATCTAGCTTTGTAACTAGGCTTGCACCGGATGTTGCTAATCCATCAAATCTAAACCTAAACGCTATAGCATATTCTTTATTTGAAAAATTATATACTTTTCTAAAGTCTTGATTTTCTGCTGGTATGAGTTTTACAACTGAATTATACGATGGTACAAAGTTTACTGCAATAGAGCCACTTGTGTCAACTCTTTCAAACATTACATTACTAAAACTAGCGTATAATCTAGTTGATCCATAAGTTGCTGGTAATTCTGTTACAACCGGACCCTTTTCTCTTCTCTGATCTACATATTTGTAATATCTGTTAAATGTGTAGCTGAGCATTAAATTATCATAATCACATGGATCGGGTGATGTTAAGCCAGTTGCTGTTTTTAATATCAAATTACCAACTGCATCATCTTCAATTGTATAGCCACTACCGGTTATACTCAAACTTCCTGGTAAGATACCTTCGCCAATAGCGTTATTTGGAAAGCTAATAACCTTAGCTTTGTAACCTAAATCCCTATATTGTACGTTTATATTACCACCACCACCCAATGTAGCTTTATTGTTTGATAAGTACTCTCTAAAGTAAAGATGATCTAGCTGAGTGTGTATAGCTGTTTTAAAATAACCATCAGTTGTTCTAGCAAATTCTGGTTCAAATTCAGGATGTGTATTACCTGCATCTAAGTTTGTTGTCGCTTGTTGATAATAGTTGTATGAAGATGATAATGAATTTTCTGCACTATACACCTTGCAATACGATGATGATTCATTAGCATCAAAGTTTGCTACAACAGTTTTATGTGCTCTAAATGGTGTAACTCTAACATCTTTAGGCTGTAATGATTTAAATATACCGCTCATACTAATAAATATTGTTATGAAAAGAAACCCTCCATAATGGAGGGTCTATCCTATAATGCTATTATAAGAGGGGTTCTAGTGTTAATAATCAATTTTTACTTTTACGAGAGCTTCGCGATTGAATGTCTTTAATAACGGTCTTGATAATTTAGCAACTGCTAATAGTCTGTTATTATTGTCATACATACCAATAGTCGTTATATACACTTGTGGATTTCTTAACATTGCAGACCATCTAAATAAACCATTTGATCCAGTTATGAATGTTGGATTGTTACTAAAGTTGAAGTCTCTATTATTTACTCTCACAAAGTAGTGATTTGATGTCACTTTTTCTTCTGTTCTAGCGGAGAAGTATGCTGAGCTTGATATAGCTAAACTAAATGTTGCAGCGTTTTTAGCTGCTACTCCTGATGATCTATTGACTGAAAATCCAACCGACTGTGAAACAGTTGTACTAAAAATAAGCACACCTAAATCCGGATAGGATAATCCAAACACTGTACTACTTGCAGTTACACCACCAGATCCTGAATATATATTAAATACTCGTCCTGCTTCATTTATAGTTGGATCATCACCAGCTCCACTACCATCAATATACTTACAAGTTGTAACAGTTCCTTTTAATCTCAATTCCCAGTTTCCTGGATCCATTTTTTGCTTAAATCTTGCTCTGTTTAATGTTACTGCAAATATATCATTTACCGATGATCCGTTTATTTGAAACGCTGTTTGTGTTGGTGGTAATAGTAAATTGCGAAATTGTGAATATACTGTTTTTGATGGTGTATTGGTAGTATTGTCAACTGTAGTTGTGTCTCCTAGCGATCCACTACCATCAATATGACCATATGCTACTGAGAATTGTATAGCTGCCGTATCGTCAGTGATTGGATTTTTATCATACAAAGGTACATAGTATTCCCAACTAGCGCTAGTACTTCCTGTGTAAAAGGTTGTTAGTGGATTTATATCTCCTGACCAGACAGGACTGCTAACTGATTGTACATCTCCTGCTATTATATCATCTACTGTGAATCTCTTATAGATTTCTGCCATCTTGGTTTATATTATATGGGTAATTATATTTTATTGTTGGTTTGGTTGGATAGAAGTTGTGTACTGATTAATTGTATCTGTTACTGTTACTATTACTGTTTTAAATCCACCCGTTTCATTACCAATGATAGTCAACAATGTTGATGCGGTTCCTATAATACCTCTTGGTTTAAGAATAAATTTACCTCTACTAACCTTTGTTATAGTTCTACCAGATGTTGTAATATCTCCTGTTTCATCATCCAAGAAGCTTCCTACATCACTTGCAGCTGCGTTGATAGCGTTAGATGTTGTTAAGTCAACAGATGTTCCTGTTGCTGCTGTTCTAGCTGAGTCGGTTCCTGCGTTTGCGGCAATAGCACTGTTACTTGTTGTCATTAACATTGAATCAGGAGCTGGTTCAAGTGAGCAGACTGTGTCATCTGCTAAAATTGCTGTATATCCTAATGTTGTGTTTCCGCCTGGTAGGTTTAATGTGCTAGCAGTTATTGTTTGTGATTCATTTAGGTTTACAAAGCTTACGGTTCCTGGTAAAACACTAATAACCGGTATACCAATAACATCTTTTGGTAAAGTAACAAGCTTGTATCTAAGCATTTGTGTTTCATCTGGAAAAGCTTCTAAAATTGGCATGTTTTCTATTACAGAGCCATAGTAGTTTGTTCCTAGTGAGTGAGCAGGATTCCAAAGGGTATAATCAATCTCGTCATCTGCTAATGCAAATTTTGTAATTGTTAATTGACCACCTCTAGCTAGAATCTCTCTACCCTTATTTGTTAATATTGCATCAACTGTTACAGTTGTGTTATCTAAATATCCCATAGAGTGTTATTAGTTTTATTATAAATATACTGCTGTTCAAAAATTATACCTTCTTTATTGTCCTGTTGAGGTTCTGTTGGCTAAAGCTCTTGCATCAACTACAACTGGATTTCCATTATTATCATATAAAGTTACCATAACTCTTTGACCACTAGACAGTCCGGTATCAGCATATGATGCTACGGATCTTTGATCTGTGGTATAAACTGGATTTCCTCCAGCATCAAATCCTATAATTCTTGATTGTCCTTGGGTTCCTTTACTTACTAGTGATCTTGCATCTGTTACTGGATAGGTTATAGGTGCTGGATTGTTGGATGTTCTATTGACTAGTGCTCTTGCTGGGTCTATAGATGGTATAGGATTGTCGGTATTTTGGGTTGTTCTTTGTGAGCTAGACATTCCTACATCTCCATAGCTAACTAGATTTCTTGCGTCTACCACACCAAGTGGATTTCCTGATGAATCATATACATTTACTAAAGCTCTTCCAGCTCTTTCATTAGCTTCTCCGGTGCTTGCCACATTTATAATAGCTCTTCCGTCTGCAGTTCTTTGATTGACCGTAGTTCCTCTATTTACTAAGGCTCTTGCGTCATTTACGACTGTTGGTACGCTAGTAATAATATTACTACTAACTGATTTTACAGTTACAACAGGACCGCCATCGATTGTATCTGGACTATCTAAATTAATACCTCTACTTGTTATTTTTGTTCCTTCATAATAAGAGGTTCTTCGACCAGCCCATCTCATATCACTATCTTGAATCTCTGCCTTCTCAAATCTAATAATTTGAAAGTTTTTGAGATTAATTGTTGCAGAGGTTACTGTACCGGTGACATCAAACACTAAATCTATTGAGCTACTTGCTTCTACAACTGTTTCAATATCTATTCCAATCCACACATTCTCTTGTGTTGTTGATTGTAATGGTGTTGCGTTATCAGATCTTTTTATTTCTAATGTTTGTGTACCAGCGCCTAAGGCGCTAAAATTAACAGCACCTATAATTCTATATTTACACTTTTGGGATGATGATAATCCGTTATTTACTGATAATAATGCCATTGTTACGGTACGTAAGTAAGTGTTAAAGTATCACCACTAATTGTTATATCTCCTAAAGTTGTTTCTATACCAAGTCTAGTTAAGTATGCAGTTGTTTGTGTTGTTGGTATTTTATCAAAAAAACCATATCCCATAAGCCTATCTATTTCTGTTGTATAAATATCGCTCAATCTATTTTGTAATATAGTTGGTTGTACACCATCTGAATAATCTGCTCCTACAGATGGTAAATAAGCCCAATCTTGATCGGCTGATCCAGTCTTAAACCACGCGTAATAATAGTACTGTGATGCATTCCCAAATGGTAAAGTTATTGTATCATCAATAGATAAAACACTTTCATTATTATACTCATTTAAATCACTACCTATTAATGCAATAGTCGTATCTATACCAACATCCTCCATTACCATACTATCTGATAGTATTTGTGTTGGTAACTCTACTGGTACTTGTTCTGTTTCACCTTCAAGCTGTATTGTATCACTCTCTAACTCAGTATGTTTTGCATCAATCTCTGTATCAAACACATATCCACCAGGTGATCTCCAATCACCATCCATATCCTGGATATAACCCTCTTGATCTCTTATAAGCTGTATTGAAGATGTGTAGCTTAAATCCTCATATGATGGTTTTAATTGACCGATCTTATTTCTATGCAACAGATGTGATTCAACTAATAATCCCGTTTGTAGTGCAGCTCTTTCTGGCACAAATTGTTTAATTAACTGGAATAGTGATGAGTCATAATTTTCTGTTAATCGTATAAACCCTTGTACATTATTTCTTTTTTGATATTTTTTAATGTAATGGTGTTTTAATTTTTCTAGTTCTGTGTATTCGTTTCTGTAGTAGTCTCCAGGTACTCCTAAAAAGTCATCTAAATTTAATCCACCAAATTGCTCTGAAATATCTTCGTTGACTTCGTCTGATGGTGAGAATGCTACACTTACTCGTGCTGAGTCTACTGGATAGGTGTCTAACAAAGAATCTTGAATTGTGCCTTGTAATTGTAGCTGTTGGTCAGAAACAATCACGCTATCTATTCTAACTTTATTTCCAATATTTCTATTTGCTCCTCCATCTACGTATTCAAGATAGTGTGTCTCTATTTGTGGTATCCAATACGAGGCTGTATCGGCTGAGTAGCTGCTAAACGATGCTCCTCTAACTGCACTTGTACTATATCTTAAACTTGTTTGATCCGGGTGAGAGCTTGTAACGCTTGCTGTTGCTAGTGCATTAAACTTCCTACCATCACTACCAAAAGTATGTCGTACTTTTAATGTGCTAAATGAGGATGTACTACCAACAATCCTACCATCTAATGGACCTTGAAAACTAGTTGGTGCTAGTATGTGATTTTCATAAACATCTAAATCAATCACAGATTTCCATAAACGAAATTCATTAACAACACCATAAAACTTAGGTGTGCCACTACCTGGAATCAATGCTGTTGATGGTGATGATATTGATCCAGGTGAGGCTGAGCTTGAATATATTAATGCTTTGCCATATTTGTTTGTTCCAACATATGCACCTGATCCAGCATTAACTAAAACTGTCCACCAATCGGTGTCATCTTCAGATAAAGGTACTGTAAATGTTTGAGATCCTACAGTTACAGAATTAGCTCCTGGATTGACAGTTACACTAATTGGTCCTGATAATAAGCTGTAATTTGCTGAACTTGTTAATATTGATGTGTCTACTCTAAATCTCAACTCTAAAGCACTATAACCACCAGTACTACCATCAGAATCTAGATAGTTTGCTACTGGTATTGTTATTTGCTGACTACCACTGACCATGAGGCCATAATAAAATTGATCGTAATCAAGTTGTGTTGCTGTCGTAAAGCTAGGTTCTGGACCACCATATTCTTTTACTCGCAGTATTGTACTCGGTATTCCATAACAATTTACTAATGCTCTAATACCTCGTGCTGTGCCTTTTGTTTTTAATAGAAATGGTAGGTTTGTAATTATTCTTTTCCACGTTTCTTTGGTCTTATCCTCCATTGAAAACCCATAGGTTGGTGATGTTAAATTACCATTAACATCTGTACCAAGAACATATGTCCATAACTCTTCAAGCTGACTACCATTCTCTGTGTTTAATCCTAGGTTTTCACCAATTGTATAAACCAGATCTTTAGCAAATCCTTCTGTCAACGACTCGTATCGCTCGTAAATAGTTGGTAGTTGTTTTATGTATTGATATATGATATCAAAATAATGACCCATCATATCAATGAACAAAATATATTGATCATTTGATGGTACATTATACACGTGTTCTGGTATTAACTGTCTTAAATTATTTGGATTATTTAAGTCATATACACTTGCAGATTGTATTACACCATTGAACCATGCTAAGCCTTCTGAGGATGTAGATGGATAATTAACATATGGTAATGTGCTATTTTGTTTTGGCCAAGTTGTTGGATAAAATTCACCAAAAGAGCTAGATTCATACGAGGAGCTTTGGTAATATAGATAATTTTCATATGTGTCAAATGCTCCCAATATTGCACTCTTTTTTGCTTTAGCATCCGTCACGTTTGCTACAAAATATTGTGATCCTGTTAATCCACTATTGGCACTGTAGGCAGGTGTGTTTGCGTATGACTGAGATAATGCATCTATACGCTCGTCATAGAATTCTAATAACTCTAGTTTATATTTAAAGTTTCGTAAGCGCTCTTCAGCTGATCCAAAATGTATATAATTTTCAAACTTTTTAAAATCTACATTAAGTTTTATACCCTCAACAAGCGATCCACTAAACATTCTTTGAATTATAGAAAGAGATGTATCTGTGTTTGACGATAGGACATCATCCCAATCTTTATAATTCGTACTTACGTTTGTTATTTTATCAGAAACTATATCAAAGTTTGCTGGTCCAATATAAGTGTAATTGACTTGTGGTTTAGGTGGTATAACAGTAACGCTATCAGATATGGGTGCCGACACTTCCTGTGCCAACCATAATAAATCATCAACTTTTATTGTTAAAGGTAATGGTGCAGTTAGTTTAAAAATTATACTATAAGGATAGTCGCTGACTGTAAAGGGATCTTGTACGTAGTCAAATACTTTATATGTCTCAAATGTATTTCTAAATAAAAATAGATTTGGTAGTACACTATTCTTTTCAATTTTGAAAAAGTCTTCGGCAAAGGCTTGTTCAAAAGCAGTTGCCATCAAATCAGTAGCGTCAGCTGGTATTATTGGCGTAACTCTGATTTCTAATCTATCTGCAGATATTTCTTGTATTACAAGTTTATTACCATCTCCAGATCCAAGATAGTTTCTAAGAAATCTTGCTCGAACATTATATTTGCCTGAATAATACCTTTGTTGTTGTAATATTTTTTCAACGTCAATTGATACTTTATAATTTTCAACGTTGTAGGCAGATGGTCTATATACTGTTTCTAAGTAGTCATTGGTGAAATTATATATCTCCAACAAAATACTCTCGTTTGGATATACATTTCGTTCGGGACTACCTGCTCCAAACGGTGGTACACTGTCTCCAGCAGTTTGTTCTACAGTAAATGGGTTCCGGCTCTCACCAGCCTGTGTTTTGTTTACTAATGCTCTAGCCATTTAAAAGTATAGACTTTAGTATAAATATATTCTACTATCATTTCTAATAATAGTTTATCCACCAACATTACCTAAACCATCCGTTGATGATACACTTGGTGGTGGCTCCCCTGTAATACCACTTCCTGATAAAAGCTGTGGTACAGATGATTGTGTAACTATAAGCCTAGCTGTTTGTGTTAATTCTTCCAAATCAATTATACCTGGAGCCCCTGCATTGAATCTTAAGTTCTCTAAATCGTATGTTGTTACTGATGGCGGTGTAATTGTAAAAGCAACTTCTGCATCATCTGGTTCAACATTATATGGATACACCAAACTATCTATATTTGTCTCATTTCCTTGCGGTCCACCACCTGACTGTATACTATTAAAGTAGTTATCGTTGTCAGATTCTAGCAACTGCTTTTGTTTATACCACACATTTCCTGGTGGTATTTTGTATGTAATGTGTTTATCAGTGACTTCTACGTTATTAGGATGAAGTGATAAGTGCATCGCAGTTACACCACATCGAGGATTTCCATACTCATAGTATCTTTGATCAGATTCAACGTTGGATAAGTAATCATAATAAATTTCTTGCTTGTTCCATCCTTTTATTTGTGGATTATTATCGTATATAACATTTGATGTATGATTAAATATTATATTAACTCTAATTCTTCTTGTTTGTACTGGTACAACGATATCTGCGCTAACCCCAAACATAGCTGAGCCACCAACATCCCAAATAACATCTTTAATTCTCTGGTTTCTAATTTCCCAATCATCAAACAACCTATAGTGATATGCTTTGATCCATAATGCGTATAGATCAGGCCGACCTGTATTTGTACTAGCTAATTTTACAGCATCGATAGTTGTGTATGTTTTATTAAAAATCTTTACAGCCTGTGATGTTAAGTCGGTTATCCAGCTATATGTATTTCCAATGTAAAATGGCATAAAAAACTTTTCTTTTACCGCCCACATATCTTTAGCTGTTGGGCCTTTTATTAGCTCAGATCTTAAAGTGTTATTATCAATGTCAAGAAAATCCAATCTTATGTCGGTTACATCATCTGTTATTGGTTCAATGTTGAATGGTTCATTTGGTTTTAAAAATAAAGCTGTCTTCCTCTGCACTCTTTTGTTTGTAATGGAATTTATTGCAGGTTTATAAGGCTTTAACCAATCAATTTCCTTAAATAGCGTTAGTTTTAGGTCTGTTGCATCTCCACCAGGTATTGTAGGTTCGCTACCATTTCTACGAGCGAACCCTATACGAAAAGTATTTTTACCATAGGTAACTGGTGTCCCATCAGCACGTCTAACATACCCTACCCACCAATTGCTTGCAAGTATCTTTGATTGGAAGTCTCCTAATCCAGTTTTCCACATATCAGGCCATGCCCAAGTTAATCCTTGTGGATCTGATTCATCGTAATCAAGTGTTACAACCGATGGATTACCATCCTCTCCTTTTGGTGCATATCCATTTATTAAATCAAGCACATCTTGCCTAGTATATGGTACAAAGTTTTCTGGTTTAATGTAAGGTATTACAGGTGGTTTTACCTCGGTACCTTCTATGTCATTTGCTCGTGATGCACTTTCATAAAGCTTTTGAGACAATGGTATTGTGTTATTTTCAATATACTCATTATCTCTAGTTACATACTTTGTTTTGTATCTTGTTATTCCTGTGCCTATATAAGCAAAAAAATGTGCCACTAGTCTATCAATACCATATGCTTGCCCATCTACTATATTAGCAACTTCTGTTACATCTATGTCTTGATATGCAGTACAACTTGCCTTACCACCATAAGTTGTGAATTTTATTCTATCGCGAGTAAAATAAGTATTACCGTCTACAATATTTTTTTGTAATCCATAAAGTGGATTTTTATTTGCTTTATCAATATATGTACATGCTGGAAAAAAGCCACTATGTGTTGTGTCATCTTCAGATGCAACTAGTAGTGGATGAAAATACTTTATACGCCAAACATAATAATCGTTACTTGGATCTCCAACGTCAATAGTCTTTGTCTTTAAAAACCAATTTCTTAATATCATTTCGTTTTTCCTTAACGAAAAGTGAAAATTAAAATTTCGTGATATTTCAGCGTCCTGCTTTCGCGTTTTCCAATAAGAATCTTTTGGTATACTTGCATTTGATTGTCCGAAACCAAGATCAACAAAGTTTTGTGTTGTAAAATCTGCGTCTGCAATCCAATCTTCAACTCCTTTTAATCCATTTGAATTTAAAATAAGATTGCTATAAAATAATGGATAATTGTCTTTACTTATAATATCTATTTCGACTTGATCTGATACCGTTACTCCTACCTTATTTGATATTTGTAATTCATAAATACCTGACATATCCCTTTTTGCTTGTTGAAGCATTATTGAACCAGTCCCTTGTAATTTATTAAGAGCATTTATTTCATATAATGGACTATCGTTTCTTGTCCAGCGATATGTTATATTTTTTAAATCAAATACATTCTTTATATTATGTGGATCTTCAATCACTGGCTGAAAGGCAAAACTTGTCCCTTCTAGCATTGTTATTTTGTTAGTTGTTTGTTGTAGGTTTTTAAAACTAACAAACTCTCCTTCGGATATTTGATCCACCCAAGTATACTGCTTAAAGCTATTAAGCAGGCCACCTACTAATGTTGGTGGTTGGTTAACTACAGGATATAACACAAATGTTGTGTTATTGTAGTTTTCGTTTTTCTTTTCTAAAGTTTTTAATACACCTTTTATCATTCTTCTCCTTGATAGTTGTCAATATAACTATAAACAAAATAGCATATTTTTTTTTGATTTGGATAAACTATTGCAGCTGGTGTTCTCATATCCTTTTTTGGCATCACGTTAATTAATTTAACTCTGTCAAAAGTTCCACCATATGCATAAATCTTTTTTGTAATAACAACTTTATCTACATCAGTAATAACTCTAGCATCATCTCCAGCTATTAATGTAACATCTTTGTAAAAAATTTCTATTGTTACGCCACTTCCAACATTATCTATATTTGTTACTGCTATTGGATATTTATTTTGCCATAAACCAAATAGTCCACTAGGGCCATAATCTGCGTCTAATTTTGCCTTTGCTTTATTATAAACCTCGTTTATGAGCTGAATACGTCTATTTAATGCTTTGGTTTCATTACTTACTGGATTGGACAGATAGCTCGCTACTCCTGAGAATCCTCCTTGTAAAAATGCACCAACACCGGTACTTGGTCGATCTGGTGTTGGATTGTTGGCAATATTTACTATATCTCTTGCTCGCCGATAAACCACAACCCTTCCCCCATCACCAACATTGTATGTAACTTGGAATCTACCTATTTGATCCCCAGTATAGGTGCTCACCTGCTCATATAGCAAGACTTTTTCAATTGATGATTTTTGCCTCAGTGCTTCATCGGTTAGTTCATTCGAGCCTTGATTACTTAATTTGGTAGCTAGTTCTGGTCCAACGTTTCTATGCCATTGTGGTGATGATATATCATCGCCTATTGGTGTTGGTACATACTTATCGGTTGTTGGATCATAGTTTGATCCTATTCTATAAAACTCATTATCAGCATCTCTGTATGGTGAGTTTTGTTCTGCGTCTAAGCTATAGTATAGTACTTGTCTATTTGCTACTTCATTGGCAGATCCTCTACCATTTTGATTAACATTAGCTCCTTGTTTAAATGGATTACATTCTATATCAATTATAGGTGCTTCTTGTTGATTTAGTCCTACTTGTTCTACTTTCCAATAATCATAAGGTGTTGGTCTATTTGCAAAAGCAATAACACTACTATTAGAAAAAGGGTTGAAACTAGGCTGTGGCGGTACCTCTTCTCCGTAAGGAGAATACTGAACTTGTAAATCAAAGCTAATGTTTTCGGCTAGTTGATTTAAGTTCGTTTCAACTACTTCAAATCCTTTAGGTAATGATGTAAATATTGGTTTATCAATCCACTTTATTGTGTTTGATTTTAATTCTCCTACAATTTGTGGTATACTTGCTTCGTTTAACGACTCAGCGTATTTATTGTACACCACATACACTTTTTCAAATGGTGGTATATAATCATTTGAACCTGGCTTTGGATCTCCAACATATGGTGCAATAGATCCTGTCGTTGTCAATTCTCTATATGGTGCAACCTCAATCCAATTACTTGCACCCTCACTTTCAGATATCCTTGTTAAATCAGTTACTGGTGTTTTAATTAATGGATTTCTGTCGTTTATAAATTTGAAAGTAGTAATGGTTGTTGCCGTTGCTATACCACCTTGAGCTCTTAAGTTTACTAATTGCTTATAAGTGTCGCTATCCGTTGAGACGTAATATTGGTTGTTTTGTGACTTAATTTGCTTTGGGGTATTGTATGCATTAGCTACCTCTATCCCTATTATACTGCTAGAATATTCAGCCCATTGTGATATTAATTCTGTATAATTTTCAGCAGTCTCCAGCAGTGAGCTTGATAATATTGGATATGATAAATTTTCCGTGACCTGTGATAGTATTGTTTTTGTATAATAATTGACTTTGTTTGGATAGTAGGATTCTATAGGCAGTAGAACCATATTAAATCCCGATGCTAGGGATCTCGGCTGGCCGTAGACAGGTGTGTACTCGTTGAGTGGTGGTTTGTCTATTTCATCTAACGTGCCGATAGTTTGTGTTTCATTCCAATCTATAATTCCAACTCGATTACCTGCTATTTTAAAGTAGGCATCCTCTGATTGTGGAAACCAAAAAGGCTTAACAATAGATTCCCAATTGAAATTTTCATAAACCGAGTCTGTTGTGTCTAAAAACTTGTAAAACGCCTCTTCTAATGGTGTTCCTGTTCTAATTTCAAACTCAACAGATATTCTTATTTTGTTTGTTTTAAAATTAAGCTTAGATATAACTTCTCGATTCCATTTTACATACTGACCATGTGTTGGTATTGTTGCTTTTTCGCCATATAGCTTAGATACAGCAGCTATTATCTTTTCTTCTCTGGTATTCCCGTACGATTGAAATCCACTTCCAAGTTGCTGAGGTACTAAATTAACATCACCTATCTGTGGTAAAATTGTTGTCCATGGATCATATACAGTTATACCATAATCCATATACACTTCTCCAGTATTTATATCTACTAATCTTGCAGTCTTAAGTGGCGTTTCTTGATCATATTCTGTTACTCGAACTACTACACTTTCTTCTAATTGTGGTACCCCTGCAATCAAAGCGTTTAATGTTGATAATCTCGGACTACTTGGGTCTATAGTATAGATATAATTCCTTTGTTCATTGATAGCTGTAATGAAAGTTTGTCTAAACTTATTAACAGCATTGCCTATATAACATCCAAAAACACCTCGCACTCCATTAACACCATATACTGAGCCTTGTATATAAGGTTTAATTTCTGATAAGTCTATATCATATTCTGCTCTTATTTTTTGTTTGCCACCATTTGCATAATACACAAATTTATCCCTAGTAAAGTAGCTACCGTTTGTTAGGTAATCTCTTGTAAAATTACTATTTTTTACATCGTATGTGTTGATGTGATATGGCCTAGGATAAAACATATCTAAGCTATACCCAAACGTATCCTGATTCCACTGCTTACTAAACTCTGTAAATGGTGCTGTGCTTAGTTTTGCTGACTTAAATTCATCGTCTGCTGTAGTCCAACCATCTATACCCTGCTCTCCGGTTGAGTTTTGTACTAAATTTGTATAAAAAGTATTCTCTAGATCTGGGTTATACACTTCTAGTGTTATATACTCCGTAGTAATAGTTCCTATATCGTTTGTAATTTCACAATAATAGGTACCTGTGAATGTTTGACTAATGTTTTCAAACACGAGTGCTGTGCCTTCATCTCTAAAAGATACCTTTGCTCCAGGTCTTCCTGGATCCACTTGGTCAATGGCTATCTGTGCATTATCTTTAAACCAAACATAAGTTAAGTCTTCTTCCAAGAAGCTTTGCTCAGTTATACTTCCAGTTTGTTGTAATTGTCTTATGCGTACATTTTGATGTATATCTTGTCTACCAGTGTCCGATGGTATTATAGTATCTGTTAATAAGGTTGGTATACCATTCTCCACATTGTATATTGGTGGTTGTTGTGCTTTACATCTTAGGACAAAGTTTGATCCTATTGTAACTTTTATAACACCATTTTCATCAACATATAAGAGATCGCGATCTTCCTCATTAAATTGTATAGGCTTAATTACCGGCTCACTAGCATCATACGCTGATTTTTCAAAGTATGGTACAAAGTTGATTAATTCAGGTAATAGATTATAAGATGTTAAATTTTCGTTATAATCAGATTTGCCTATAGTGGCAACGCTGCCCGTAACATTAGCTGGGTCCGAGTCATTTAAATCCGCAATAAGTCTTCCATCTAAGCCTCTCATTTAGTAACTTTAAAGATATAATTGTTATCAAAGTATTCAACTGATGAGTCTCTTTCTACTTTAAATACAAATTTATAATACTTTTCTGCATATAATCCATCTAACCACATATTAACAAAATTTCCACTGGATGTACAGCTCACCTTAGTGTATGTATCATCAAACGGTATCACTACTTCATCTGTGTCTGCATATCTGACACTGTAGTGTAATGATGAAGTTGGTAGATAATTCACAGTCAAGTAATTGCTCTGTGTTGCAAAAGTTATTGTTGGATATTTTTCTCTAATTTTTACATCAAGCTTAACCCTACTTGCTTCGTTGTAGCTTTTTTTGAGATTAGGTAAATATAATGTTATATCTTTGTTGTTAGCTGGTTGGGTTAATGATCCTGTTGTATAAACGCTATTATCCCAAGCTATTTCTAATTTTGGTGTGTAAACTGTTTGACTATCAACTGAAAAATACTTAAGTGTTTGGAAGTTATCTCTGCTCAATTCATCTGTGTGTGATTTTTTTATAATAAAACCATCATTTTGTATAGTTCCATTTAACCAAGCATTTACTATAGTTGTAACATCAATCCTAATATCCGTATTACTATTATTATAGGACTGTGTTTGTTCATAGTTTGTGTACCATGTACCTCCACCTGATACTAATGTTGTGCTTCCAGTTGTATTTGCTGCAAATGAACTAGTAGTCCACGCAACAGTACTAGCTGCTGTATTGAATCTATTAGTCCAACTTGCTCCATATAGTGTTTGTGGATTGTTTATATACCTACCGGTTCCTGAATCCCAACTTTGTGATACTGGATGTACTGTTACAGTGTAATTGACTGGAATTTCTTGCACATCTACAGTATATAAGTTTAAGTAATATTTTGGAGTTGTTATTTCTCCTAATACAATTGATCGTGAAATGCTTGATAAATCAAACTTTAATAACGCTCGATTGTTATAAATACTTTCCGATAGAATGTGTTTTGATAAGTCTAGTACAGCATCCAATCCTGTATTTACTGCAGGATAATATTCATATAAGGTTGTGTCTATGGTAGGGTATATACTGTGTATCATCTTAGTAAGAGGTTATTCTAACTTTAATGTCGTTAGCTGGATACTTTACTTCAAATATTGTTGGATCGTAGCTTGGATAAATAACTCCGTTCTTAGTTGCAGTCTTTAGATCATACACAACATTCGAATAACCTAATAATTCGTTATTTAAATTTACTACATCTAGTTGTGTAACCATTTGCACTCCCTTAACTTTCATCAAAGCACCAAATACATCACTAAATATAATAGGTTCATTTATTTGCCATCTTTCAATATCAAAATATTCCTTTAATGCGACAACACACTTACCTATAAGCTCATTAGCATTATATCCTGGGTAAGCTATAACCGACACATTAACACCTATATTAACAACAAAAGCATTTCTAATATTAATGCTATCTGTTAACATTCTATACTGTGCTAGATAGGTTTTAAGGTTTTCTTTAACCGCTCTAGTGACAGTTGTAAGCTGTTTTTCAGAATTGTATCCCAGCACATATAAATTTAATGCTAGTGGATTTGCTATTTTATCTGTTACGTCAGATGTTGTTAAGTTTTCTTGCTCATCAGGAGTTATATATGCTTTAGAAACACTACCAAATGAAGCTGGCATAGCGTACGTTCGCAGTATATAATCTTCCTTTGTTACAGCTCGTTGTTGTGACATAAACTGTGCAAGTGTATTCTGTCTTATCTCCTCAATAGTTTCTTCAGACCTACCACCTGATGCTGCTATAGCATTATTAACTGCTAGCGAGTTTCTAATCGTATTTGTAAGATTAGGATTAATTGATGGTAGTGTGTTTGTGATATTTCGTTCCGTTACGACATTTATTGTATTAGATGGCACGTTTGCAGCTATTCCTCCTCCAACCAAATATCTAACAGTTAAAGTTGTATTTGCTGGTGCTTGACCGTATGCAGAAGTAAACACAGGACTTACAGAATCAAAAGCAATATCCGTATCCTCTATTCCTGTTGGTAAGGATAACGCTATGTTTTCTGGTGTTGGTAGCATCTCTTCACCTGCGGAAGTGCTTAATCCTGCTCCAAATTGCATTTCTAGTCCGGTAGTTGTTACACGTGAAATAAATCTACGCGGAACTCTAAGTAATTTTAATAAATATGGAACCTCTTGTGTACTAACATAAGAATCTGGATCATTGTATTGAGTGTTCTCAATCCTTTGAAAGATAGTATCTTGAGCTAGATAAGGTACCTCGTACCACGTATTACCATCACTATCTTCTACATCTTGAATACCTATTACATTTTCGTCTGAAATTATTGCTTTTGCAAATTTAGTTGGTGTTCCAAAAGTAATCTGCGTTTCTTGAACTGCAGCGCTTATAGCTTTGTAAGTCTTCTTTGCTAAGTAATATATTACTGATCCATCAATATCACTTATCTCCGCAACTGATATTGTTCTAGGTGATAGATAATCATCTGTTTCAAAATTTACCTCTTCCTGTATAATAAACTCGGTATCGTTGTAGGTACTCTGCACTCGCATACCAGGTGCTATTCTTAATGCATAATCTAGATCTGGTGTTGTGTTGACTCCCGATCCTGATGCTGGTAAGTACTGAAACACATCTACCTCAGTATACGCTGGTACTGATACCTTAGGCTTATAACCAAAAGCCTGTGCTATACTTAAGATATTCTTTCTTTCAGTAGCTTGTAATATCATTGATTCCTTTAGTTGAGAATCTACGTAATAGTTTAGCACATCACCTATGTATGCTGCCATTTCAAGAAACATCATTCCTGGTGATGATTCATTGAAATCATTATAAGTTGATGGATAGTAGTTTTTAACAAAATCGATTAAGCCTGCTTTAAGCTGGTCGAAATCTCTACCTGTATACTTTACCTCTTTTGATGTGTTTCTTGTTACTGTATTCATGCTGTCCTATTTGATATTTCTAAGAACAAAGGTTTAGTATCAAATGTATTGTTTTTAAGACTTATAATCATCTGTATTCGTAACGTATTTTTGTTATCTTCACCGGTTGCGTTAATCTGAAGATCATTAATAAATATATACGGTAACCAATAGTCAAATTGCTCTTTTACTAGTAACTTCAAATCATCTATCATACTATCAGTTATATTATCAAATAGTATTTTATATAAATTGCATCCAAATGTTGGTAACATTATTCTTTCACCTTGATTTGTCAGCATTAAGTTTCTTGCATTTGCTGATGCCTGGTCTAATGTTGTGTAGTTAAGTTTAAATCTACTGCCGTAATCGTCAAATAGTGGCAAATCAATGCCAATAGCAACATTTTTAGTAACATCTAACCGATTTATAAGATTATCTGTTGGCATTATTATCTACCGTTTGAAATTTGATCTGCTTTTTTTAACACCGCGGAGTAGTCCTTAACATATTGCATTGTTGGATCACTATATTGTGATGTAACTGGTAAATCTTCCTCGGTAAGCATGCTGCTTAATCCTGCTGTTGGTACATCATTTGATGTGAATCCAAATTCATTGATATCAGCAACCATTGGTCCGTTTTCTCCTCCGAATCCTCTTGGAACAATCGTTTCAGCTAAAACTTCATCTAACATACTATTACCAGTGTTAAATCTACTTGATACGGATTGCTTTTGTTGTTGTGGCTGTGGTCTAGTTACAACCTTTTCTTCAATAGGTAGTTTTGCAGCTCTATGTACCGACTCAATCATTATTTCTTTTACTTCTTGTCGCACCGCAGCTCTTACTTCCTCTCTAATAAGTTTACGTAAAACTTGAACAAAGTCTTTTGCTTTCATACTGTCTTTCTTTATAAATAGTTTAATTCTAATTATTTATAGCCTCTAAACACTAATAATGGTATTCCTGTGTTAGGTGGGGGTTGTAGTGTACCTACCATATTAGCAGCTTGATATGGAAATAGTGCCCATGCAGCTGCTTGTACCCATCCAGACACACCATCGTCATCGATAATAACCTTCCTTGTTACTACGTCCCTTAGTGGCGTTATTTGTGGTATTTGTAAACACCTTATTACTGTTCCATCAGGAGCGTTCCATGAGAATCCTATCCAAAACGCTCTTGTAGCTAAATTTAACACTCTTGGCAAGAGATATGCAATATCAAACCTAGTTAATCTTCTTGATAAATTTTGTATTTCTTCTTTATAGGATTTCTGCCACTTATCAAATTGATCAATAACTCCTTTTAATTCTGGTTGAATGTATTTCTTGTATAGATCATCTAGTACTTTACCCAACTCACGAACAATATAAACCATTGCATAAATCGGCAACATTATAAAGCTTTCTTCAAAGGGTTTTTGTGGTATAAAGCTTTGGACCTTTGCATAATACTTTGATCGACTAGACTCTGGATCACCAGTCAACTGTTGTTGTTTTGCTAACTGCGCTAGTTCGCTATTTGCAAAACTATTATATCTACTCTTTATGTTACCTATGTATTCATTTTCTAGTTGGGTCAATGTTGTTTGGAGTTGTGTTGATTCCAATATTCTCGACTTTGTTGATAGTCCCTCTATTGTATTCATAAAGTTTAAAGCTTGTGATAGTGTATTGTAAACTTTTTTAGAACCGCCTGTATTTTGTAAACTGTTTATAAACTTTTGTAATTCAACATAGAAGGATCGGTAGGGTGCTATGGCGTCTGATGTTTTCCATTTGGCCTCCAGTCTTTCTCCAAGAGCTTGCGTCAATGATATACCGGTATTCTCACTTTTCTTTATTTCTGCGGCTACTTCAATTATTAAATCAATAAACAGCTCTAAATAAGTTAGTAATCCCCTTATATCTGCTTTTAGTGTATCTCTCTGATTTATTAACTGTTGCGTTTCTGATGTCACATATGATTGTGATCTCTGACTCTGTCCACGTTGATTTTGTGGATCCGTGTACCACTGACCTCCTGGATAACCTAAACTAAAAATCTTATAATCAAAGAAGCTGTCTATTAGTTGGTCTATGGCTCTTGCATTATCTCTGTAAGAATACTTTTTATTAGTTACTATATTTGTTATCACAAGCGTTCTTATAGCATTAAAGGATTTAAACATCAACTGTGTTCCTTTTACTAAAGCCTTAGCCTGTTTAACTCTATCCCTTACTCTTCGTCTTTTATACTCCAATAACTGAGCTTTATTTTTTCTTTCTTTATTTTTACTACTTACTGGCACTAATTGTAATAGTAGTACTTCAATATCCTTTTTAGCTTTATTTGTTAGGTCTTCTACTTTTGTAGTAATTTCTCCAGCTAGTGTGTTAACATCTTTTTTTATTGTACTTATTTCCTTTTCAATATCCTCATATACACCATTTAATAATAACTTTAATGATACCTTTGTCACTAATGGTGATATAGGAAAATCTCTAGGATCAACATCTTTTCCATTAAGTAAAGCTTTCGTTCTAAAATACACTTCCCTTATTTCTTTTCTTAATATTGTCACATCATTATATAATCCTACGTATTGTGAACCTTCAGTTAAAAAATACTGGTATAGTGGGTATGGTGTTTTTATGCTTTTTAATTGTAATTTATTTATTATTACGTCTCTTAGCTGCTTTGGTCTAATGCCAATCACATCTAAAATAGCTAATAAGTCAGTATCTACATTGTCAATGACTTTGTCACTACCAGCTACTAACAAATGACCATTAATACCGTTGATAAGTTGCGATGTGTCTGTATTAACATCTAAGGATCCCTCTAGATATCTCTGCAAACCCTCTTCAAGTTGATATTCTACTTCGTTTTTAATTTTTATTCCTCGTTCTTCTATATTTCTTATTAAAAGAAGTATTTTTCTAATATCCTTTAGTCTCTTATTATATAGACGAACTCTATCTAATATTTTCTTTTTCTTATCACGTATTTGTTTTAATCGCTTGACTCTTTGTGCTTGCTTAGCCTCTCCATCTCTTTTAGCAGCTTTTTCTACTTGCTTTTTCTTTAATAGATTTACCTGCTCTGCTATTTTTTCATTGACTATTTTTTTGAGTTCTTGTGTTTTATTTTCTACTTTAATCTGTAGTTTTTTTAGTTGTGGCTTCAAGATTGTATACAATATTCTATAGTCTTCTAATAGTGCAACAACTCTTACATATTTGCGATCAAAAGTAGCTACATCTCTAAAATATGCTATATATTCCATTGGATTTGCAACGCAGTTCACTAAATTAAATAAACTGCGAAAGGATTCTAATGTCTGTTGGAGTGCATAGCGTTTGACACTTGCCAACTCATCTCCCACTTCTTGATCTGTTTGCTGTTCAGTGTTGGGTTCATCAGTTGGTATATTCTCTAGAAAATCCTCAAGCCTAGTTAGATAATAAGAAAATTGATTTATTCTATCTAGTAATCCATTAAATGATAGTTCTTGATTTTTAAAACTTTGAATAAACTTAAATAATTCAGTCTCTTCTGGTGTTAATTGAATTTTAAAGTTATCTAGTCCATCTAGCAATCTTGTTAGCTGATTTACCTCCTCTAGAAATATATCTTCTATAACAATTTTTAAATCTTCTACTAGTCTTGGCAATCGCTCTATCTCCTCTGCTATATTTCTAATTTCCTTTTGTAACTTTGCTAATTCTTTTCGTAATGCAGGTACTAATTTTGTTAGTCTACGTATGTTTGTTATTATAGCTCTTATACTACCATTTTGTATAAAAATTTCTCTTGCCTGAAAGTATACCTTTAGTATTTTCTGCATTCTTCTTTTCCTAACCTCATAATTGTTTATTGGTACGGCAATTATAGGGTAAGGTGGTGGTGCAGTTGGATTTAGTCCTGGAGCTGGTAGAGTTGGTGGTAACGTAGATGGTGATCCACCCGGTAATCCGGTCAGTAGTGTCTTGACATAATAATCTGTAAATGCTGACGACAGTTTATCTGGTCCTCCAACAAAACCTTTATCCAAAAGATTTAATAATGGTGTATTGAATGTAAGTTGATAATTAATTGGCATTATAACAAATAGCTTAATTCGGAGTTGAGATAGTTTACTGTTTGTTGTGGTGTATATATGTATGGTGATTTATCTCCTCTCCAATACCATATTGTTGGATCAAAAGGTCCATAATGTAAAAATCCAAACCGTCCTGCACAGTCGGTCATAAACTTTAGTATTGTTGGATTTATTATTGTCTTTGGTCCTATGCGAATAACTCTACCAGATCTACGCGGATCAAGTAATGGGTAATTTGGTATACTATACAGTATCTCATTATCTGCTCTGTTTGATTGCCTGTTTGGGCCTATTACTGGTTCAAACTTCTCAGGGCCACTATTTTCTATTACTGTTTTGACTGCTTTGTATAAATCTTCTTCTGCCGACCTAGTTGCTATGTCAGAGAGTATTTCATTATATTCATTTTTAGTTTTGTTACCTTGTCGTGGTAGTTCATTTTTATACTTATATAGTGTAATAAGCTCATACACAATATCGGATTCATCCTTTACTGATTCCACCACATCAATACTAATACCAAGTGTACCAAGCATTAAACTTCTGAGCTCTAAAAAGCTAGCTCTTACATTTTCATGCATTATAGCATTGTTATAATATACTAGTTGTTGTCTCATATTATGCGGTATATAGCATTTTTAATATTGCTGTGTCTAATGTTTCTCCACGATTAGAGAAATACTTACCATCGTCCCTTCTTAACTCAACATCCGTTAGTGCTGAGCTGTTTACGTCTAGTGTACCGGTTATGGTATAACTACCCTTAAACTTAACTGCACCTTCTTGTGATACTACAAACCTTTTGTTACTATAAAACACCACTTCTATTGTATCATTTATATAATTTACAATATAGTAAACTTCTTTTTGTGGCATTTTCATACCTATATGACCTTTATTTAACAGTTGCTTTATTTTAGTAAATGGTGTTTTGTCAGTTCCTGCAGGAAAGTTGTTTTCTCCTAAAGTTGACGGTCCAGTGTAAGTTTGTGGCTGTGGTGGTGTACTTGTCCAACCACTACCTTGATTCATCGAATTCGATCCTATTACAGGCGTTGCTGCTGTTGGATTAACTACATCTGGTAAAGGTGTTAATGGTGTGTTCTCTGGTGGTGATGTTATATCGCCATCTACATTAGTAGACGTTGGTGTTAATGTTATATTGTTTAAAAAATTAGTTGATGCGGATGTACCTTCCCCTAAAGTTAGGGATGTACCTTGTTGTAAATTTGGTGTTGCTCCTCCTAATCCTTCACCACCGGCAACAGTTGTAGTTGTTAATGGATTATTAGCTGGTGTAACTACCGTAGCTGCGCCTGCGATATTTGTTTGTGTATTACTTACCATACTACTTGCTCCAACCGTTGATCCTGCATTTGATGTACCTTGTTGATTGGATACTTGTATTGTTGGTGTATATGCATTTGGAGCTTTGTGTGACACACCATCTATGTAAGCATAAGTAGATACTATTTCTGGTATGCGTGATTCTAAAGCTTTTAAGTTTTCTATCATCTCTGGAGACATTTGGGAGGATCCTGCAGCTCCGTTAACAATCGTCTGTTGTAATAGTGTTGTCAGATCCTCTAGCCAATTTGCTAGCTTTAAACCTAGTACTAGTGGCTCATATCTAATATTTTTTGTTGGATCTGCTTTTGTTTTTGCTTCCTTTTGCTTATTAAAGTCATATGGTTCACCTCTATTTGGTAATCCTAAATACAATTCTGTATTTGAAAAAATGTATATGTCGTCGTCACAATCTATGTGAACGGATTTAGGTGATGTTAATAATAACCCCTCTTGTCCACATAACATTAAATAATCTTTTTTTGTATTTAGAATAAGTCTATCTGAATTTAAAATAATGGTACTGCCGTCATTGTAATTGTTTACAGTTCCATTTGTTGATGACTTTATTCTAAGTATATCGTCTACAGATTTTTTATCTGATAAACCGACATCTAAATTAAATGATATATCTGCCATTATAAGCTTGTTGAACTATGTTTTTAATAAACTCTTCTCTAACATTAATCTAAATACCAACATTGTATGCATACATATATGATTTTAGCTTTTTAGATGTTGCTATCTGTACGTCTATCTGTTGTCTCGAGCACACTGCTATTGTTGAGTCATTATTATCTAAATCTTCAATGGATTTATTTGTACTTACATCGCTTATTATAGCTCGATTAACCGATAATATTGTTATTGGACTTCCTGCCATTCCTCCAAACTCAGACCATGGATTCTTATCATTTATATTAGTACTACCTAATCTGACGCTTGACCCGAATCTACTCTGTATTATAAAATCTCCCTCAAAAGGTCTTAATACCGGTCTCTCTATAACAATTTGTTTTTTAAGAAATCTACTAGTGTCTTGTAATTTGCGTTCAAACCTTCTTTCGCCATTTCCAGCAAAGATGTTAGTTATGCCAGATCTAGATTCTTTATTTAAAAAGTAAGGATTACTATTATAAGTTACACTACTAGCTGCTGATAACACTGTTGTGTAATAATACTTGCCTGCAACATATCCGTTTGCACTTGAGTCGGTTAGAGAGACTGATAGCATAACTAACTCACCAGGTAGTGGGTACTTGATTATATTTTTATTAATAGGATACGCTTCTGTCACAACATCCTTTTCATCTTGACCTTGTGATTGATTATAAACTTTAACACGAATTCTACCAATATTGTCACTACCTCTGTAATATACTTCCAGTACTTGACCAAATAGTGGATCAACTCCAGTACCGCTAGTTGCCTTTGGTTGACTAGTTGTTGGACCTAGTCCAGCCCATCCTTTAAAATACGATCCGTTCACCATATTTTTATTATTTTACACATTCCAGTTTGTATAATTTACATAACTTTTTAGTTGTGTAGTATTTGTTGTATACGTAAAATGCCAATCCTCGTTAACAGCCTTCCCCTCATACCAAGACCAACCATACACCCATCCATACACTTTTAACCATTTCTTGAATTTTGGACCTGATGCGTCTACAGATCTACCCCATCCATGATTTGATGTTCCAGGAAATGCAGCTGCAACAGTTCCATTTGTACCTTTCTTTCTTCGCTTAGCTCCGGGAGTTGGTTTTGTATCTGAGCGAGACCCTCCTGTTGCGATATACAAATCCCAGTCAAATATAGAAGACTGCACTGAATATGGTCTGTATCCACCAGTCGCACCTATGTCCGGAACTCCTGCCGCTCTTGCTGCTACTATTAACCTATCCCACGCGTCCGCTGCCTCAGCTTCTAACTTGATTCCAATACTTGTTGTTTTTAATTGATTAGGGCTCAATTTACCATTCACTCCTAGTGGTAAATCTGTATTAATATTGCCTTCATCATAATTTAAATTATCAATAGCTGCTTCTGATGATTCGTGTATTTGTGATTCAAGATACTTTGTTGTATCTACCGATGTTGTTAACAAGTCTCCTGGCGTAACTGCTACATCATAAACGTAGGCATATGACTTTAGTTTCTTAGCAGTTGCTAGTTGTATTGGTATAATTTGTGTTGAACAAAGATAAATAGATGAATCGTCTTTATTTACATCCTCTACAACAGTCTCTGTTCCAGTTGATCTATTAACTGTAATTATTGTTATTGGGTTACCTGATAACCCACCCTTATTTGACCACTGATTCTTCTCTCTAAATCCCGTACTGCCAAATCGTATTGCTGATCCCCACCTGCTTTGTAATATAAAGTCTCCTTCAAATGGTTGTAATTCTGGTCTTTTTTTAATAGTACCATTTTCGATAAAACTTTCATTATTAACAAGACTTTTTTCAAATCTTCTTTCGAAGTCACCAGTAAAAGCAACACTAGATTGATCTCTACCGACTGAGTTAAGATAATATGGATTTGCATTATAAGTTATATTCATTGCTGATGTTATTACGGATGTGTAATACAATCGAACTGCAACGTATCCATTAGTTTGATAGTCTGTTAACCCTTTCGTGAGTAGGACTAGTTCCCCAGGTAATGGATATTTAATAATATTTCTATCAGCTGGGTATGCGTATGAAGCAATTACGTCTTCTTGCTTAGCTGTGTCTTGTCCAAAGATTTTAATCTTTATTCTACCTATATCTTCAACTTTGTCGCTATCATAGGTAACCTCGAGCACTTGCCCAAAGTACGGCACAACACTACCCTGACCTGCTGTGGTAGGATTTACATTGGGCTGGAGTGCGGCCCATTCTTTAAAGTATGAACCAATAGCCATTACTGCTTATCTAGTAAATCTTGTGCTTCGTTTAGCAATTGTCTTTTTTCTGCATCCGATAAACCAAATTCTTCTTTTTCACCTCTATCTGCAGCTACTAATAGCTTTTGAACTATTGACGCTAAGCGAACTAAGTTATCATCATTCTTTACAGAAACTTCCAGGTACTCCTTTATAAGAGGTACCATCATTGATGCATCTGATACATTTTTAATAAGTGGCTTGAGGCCATCTATTAATGATGTTATTTGTGCATCTTTCTTTTTACTGTTAATGTAAATGTCTCTAAGTATATCAGAGAACTTTTTGTCATCGAATACTATAAACTCTGTGCTCATCTTTTGTGTCTTTTATATAAATAGACACTAGAAAAATTATCTATTATCGATGTTGTAGTCTTGTAAAAATTGCTTGAGTTGTTTAACTCGAACACCACCAACCCAAGCTTCTCTATTTTTATAATATCCTTTTTTCTTTAACTCTTTAGGATCAACTGTTTTTGGATCGAATTGAAAAGCATCTAAGTTTGGACCACCAGCCAGTGATTCCCACGCTTCTATTTCTTCTTGTAGAAGCTTCTTGATGTCCTCGAGTCTTATTACGATCACCATTAATAACTTCGATCATATGGTATATAGTCCAGCTCAACATATGCACTAAGTAGTTTAACGTGCTTGTCTCTCATCGTCTTAATAACTCTTGTTATTTGTTGAGTTGAAGCACTTGACATTTCTCTTATGTATACATATAAAGCTTTCTTATTAAAAATCTCTATATTCTCTCTTCTTCGAAACAATTCAACAATTGCGGCTGCAACAGCCTTTTCTTGCCTTTTTGTGAAATGCTGATCTAGGTTTAGATCCCAGTAATCTATGTATTGATTGAAAAATTTTTCTAGATCGATTCCTGTATTTGTTGGCGCACTTATCTCTTCATCAACAGTTGATACATCTGTTGTATCGACTAATTTTTTGAAGTTTTTATTATTATTTAAGATGAGATAGTTTTTAGCAATAATACTAAAATAGCTAAATGCCTTACCTTTACCTTCAGTAAACTTTGGAAGTTTCTCTATCAAAAAAGTAACAACATCATGTTGTACTGTTTTAAAATCTTGCCCGTCAGTGTAATAAAATTTAAAAGTATGTATAATGTTTTCGACTAACTTCTCAAAAGCATACCTTATTTCTGTGTTATATATAATACTCCTTTGATGTGAATCTTCTGTAATATTATATTTTATAATTGCTGTTTCAACTTCCGGTCCAAAGTATAATTTTTTAGCCTTTTTTGGCTTCCTCGTTTTTGTCGACATATTTTGTAATAAACTCATATAATTCATCTATACATTCTTGCAGTGTTGTGAAAGTATGTCCGACTTGATCGTCTGCTTTAAATGCACCTAATCTATCTACTTCATCCATTCTCTTTTTTGTATCATTAAATTTAAACCACAATCGCGATATAAATTGAATATACATTTCTGTATAAGCTATGGACTCTTCGGCATACTTCACTGCCTTTTTATATTTACTATAGTTAATATACGCCAAATAACTGACAGTAACAAGTAATGTGGATAATATGACTATTGTAATAACCATTTATTAGTCTTTTTTGAAAAGTTGATCAAACACATTCATTAACTCCTGCTTATGTGCATCATTTGATTCTGAACTTTGTTTTATTTTAGGTTTCTTAACACCTTTAGCCCATTGATCATATTCAACTTTAGCTGCAATACTGTCCGCTTGATGGAGTATATAGGGTAGATTTGATCTTAAACGAGAATTCTTGTCATACGTTATGAAGTATGGCTTGTTGCTTTCATCATACAAGCCATCGTGTAGTTTTATACCAAACCACTCTTTTAATGAGACTCTTATTCCTCGTTGCTGTAAAAGAAATAAGCTACGGTCAGGTATAAGCATGAATTCCGGTAATGGATTCATCTTATATAATGCTCCTTGGTTTTTCCTATGCCAATCAGAGTCTTGTGGTATATACATCTCATTATCCTCATCACCTATCTTACCTAAGTCGTGATTAATAGCAGCAAAAACATATTCCTCTGTAGTGAAGTCAATGTCCGCACCTAAAGCTTTCCATGTTTCAATAACCTTAAAGCCAGCTTCAATTACATTCATCACATGCAGCACATAACCACCTGGAAATGCATTGTGATGATGTTCCTTAGATGATGCTGGCATTAGCATAATACGTTCCTGATGATCCAAATACAGTTGTCTTAGTTCCTCTTTTCTAGTACCAGTTATGTACTGATCGATATATGATAGAAATTTCTCGTAATTGTCTGTTAATTGTTCTACAGTAAGATCCATTATTGTATTAATTTTGATATTTGATTTAATCTCTTTTCTATTTTCTTTTTAGCTACTTTTCCTTTTTCAGTCTTTAGCTTCTTCTTCAAGGATGTGTATTCATCTAATAGTGATTGCTTTTCTGTTGCTTTTTGCTTTTTAGTTACTTTCGGTTTATCAACAATAGGTGTTGCCTCTAAAGTGCCAAACAACTCCGGCTGCTCAACACCTCTATGATAAACAGTACCATTGCTGTGTACGAAAGTGCTCATAAACCTCCAGCCTTTTGGATATCCTATATTCTTTTTCTTTTCCTGTACAGGAACTTCCCAAGATTCTACAATACACTGTGCACAAAGAACACTAGCTACGTCACTAGATACCTTTGTTAATGCTCCACATAAGGAGCAGTCAATAACTTTCGTTGTTTTAATCTTCGAGATCAAGTCTTTCTGAAACTAATTGTAAATTTGACATAACCATTGCTAATTTCTCAAGAACAAAGGCTTGAGTTATATGTGGCTTATTGTTTTCTATATCATTATACAAACTTTCAGCCAGATTTCTAGCGTTATCTATTTTTGTTTCAACAAAATCTTTATTTTTCATAATTTAGTTTTGGGTTATCGGCAATGTTCTGAATGTCAAATCATACATCGCTGAATGGTATAACTTATTTTGTATGTAATGGCGAGTCCTATAGAAAGGTATATCACCTGATGATACTAGTGCTTGATTTACTGTTAAATCTATAATAGCCTTCACTCTTGCACATATCAACAACAGACTACCTTCCTGCATGTAATATAGAGCATGTAAATCTGTTATATCAAAGTTATCAAACTCATGCTTGAATCCACAAAGATGTAAATAACAATTATACTTTTCTTTTTTAGCCTTCTTGCTAATTGGAAAGCTGCCTATAGGAGGACAGTTATCGGTAAACTTATCAATAACAGATTGAGCATTCCTTATCTCAACACCTAGGTGATTAAGGAAATTAGAATCTGTAAGTTTATCGAAACAATCCATATATTACTTTTTTGGTTTACGTCCCTTTTTTGCAGGCTCTTTAGTAACCGACTTTGATGATGGTTTAGTATCCTCAATATAAGCTTTAATACTTTCGTATTTAACTTTATAGTTAATCATCTCATCGGTTAATTTACCAATTTTAATGTAATGGTAAATAACAAAACCTACTAGTAGGGCAAATAGTGTAATAGAGTAAATCATTTATTATAACTTTTTTAATTATTTATTAATATGCAATTAATGTCACGTTTTTTTACCATAAAGTCAACGGCCTTGGCCTCTATACTGCTTTAAATAGTTTTTTGATGTCTTGAGAACGCTTGACTTTTTCTTCGAATGTATACCAGGTCTATTGACAGCTGCCCTAGCTTTATATCCAGTAAGTGGTTGGTTTTTAGTTGTTTTCGCCATTGTGTTTTCTTATAAATACAGGCGAAAGAGATTTATATACGTGAATTGACTCCCATGGGGATTAAATTGATCCTCTTGACAGCCCTTTTACCGTTTAACTCAACTATAGATACAATGCGTATTGTATCATTCTTTTTTAGTTTATACTTATTATTTGTACCTTCGTAGTAAATAGGCCCAGTATAAGGCTCACCGTTAGAAAAGCGTGGTCCTGTGTACGATCTAAAGTGATTGGTAGTTACACGTGCTCTTTTTCCAGGAGCATACTCAACTTCTAGAACTGCAGAATCACTAAAATCGTATTTAATTTTTAATTTACTATGCATATGAAATGTGTGTTTGATTGCGATATAAACCTTCTTTGTCTATACCATAACCATACAAAATTTCATCCGAAATAACAAATCCATTCCATGATAATTGTGCAGTGCAAAACTGACTCTTAAAGAGTACACATCTATAAACATTACGTGCGCCAAGTTCTTGTACTAATTTGCTAATTGTTTTTATTGTATTACCAGTGTATGATACTACATCTAAAATTACAACAGCTTTATTGTTATATAGGCTAGGATCTGGCGCTTTATATATGTAAATACTATCTAAGGTGTGATCATAATTATGAGAAATAACACCAGCAAAATCAGCAACATAATCACCTTTAAGAGATTTACATATGTCAGAAAAAAACATAAAACTACTTTGCATTATAGGACATAGTACGAGCTCTTCGTGTCTAGATTTTATGTTATCAATCCAAGATGTACATTCAGTAACCTTATTAGCTATTTGCTCTTGTGTATAAAGTACATTAGATGTAGTCATAAATTAGATCCATTAATGGCTCATGTCTCTTGATTGTATTAAATTGCTCAATACGCTCTAAAGGCTTTGCATCTGCCATGTTTGGAGACCAAGCAAAATAACCACGATTCATACCAGAGAAGAACTCTCCGAACTCATTCATTATTATGAACTCGCGTACCTGCTCTCTTTTTCTGCTTTTTCTCTTTTTTGTAGAGGTGCTTGATGTCTTTACTTGAGACGTACTGATAGATGTCTTCCTCTTCTTCAATTCGTAACTTTTTATTTCCTTTAAACATAAGAAATTAAAATTATTTTATCAACAGTTTTAAGCCCAAGGCTTATAAGTGGTTTTACCGTTTACTCTAACAGCTTTGAGTATTTGTTTTCTTTGACGTCCAGTAGATTCATAGGAAACATGAACCCAATCAGGATTATTATCATCACCAAATTCCCAAATCAGTTGATCAAAATTAAGATTATTCTTAATATAATCAAATACCATTTTATTGGTAATACCGGTATTCATAGAGTCTTGGTCCAAATCCAATGCTTCTCCACTGCAGTGCTGAGACGTTGCAGACGATCCTGGTGTTGCATCATTTAACGCCTTTGAACGATATCCTGACGATACGTTAATTGGCTTTTGAAAATGCTCTCGTATTGGTTGAAATATATTTTGTGCTACTAGTTTTAAGTTAGCAAGGTGTTCTGCTGTAGGGGTATTATCTATACCCAATCTTTTAGCAGTACTAGATTTAGTAACTTCTACTAATGTTAAGTGAGTTGATAGTTTCATTTTATGTTTCCTATATTATTAAGAGACACTTACATCTATATTTCCATTCTTATCAATATAAGCAATAGTAAATTCTTGATATTTAGGAAAAGTTTTTTCTGCCCAGGCAATTAAATTTGATATATTGGTTCTAGGATTGTCAGTATAATATATAGGAGTTAGCCCATAATCGTTTGATAAGATCTGATCTCGATATTGCGCATGCACTTTCTCAGCTTGATCGCCCGCAAAAAGATAAGTACCCACTCTTTTAGTTTTATCACTTTTAAAGTACTTTATTATTTCTTCTGGATCGGTTATCTTTTTTTCTTCTTTTAATACCTTTTGTATTTCTTCTTTAATAAGAGATCTTAGTTCAGATTTTTTCATTTTATTTTATTATAAATATTATTCGTCAGTCTTTTTGCTACCAAATGCAAATTTTTCTACTGTATTACCAAATAAAGCAGCAATAGTAATATACTTAACTGCTTCTACTAATTCAGGAGATGGTGCTACATCTAATGTTGAAAATGAATTTGCTGTCATAGTGCCTGCTAAGAATAAAAAGCCTAAGAAGCCAATTACTCTTTTAGTTGATACGCTACCATCTACTCCTGATAGCATGTTAGTTAAGAATTTTTTCATGTGTGTTGTGTTTTATGAGTGTTATTTCAATAAAAAAAAATTTCTGTTATAAGCGTCTGTGAATGGATTGAACCAAGTCAGATTCTTCTTACCTTTATTACCAAATGTATATGTGTATCCTAGTGAAAAGCGGTTATAAGTATCGTTATCAGAGAATAATTGCTCTTTACCATCTAAGTCATCACCCAGATAATAATTCAGCGTGAAATCAAGGCTAATAGCGCTTTTTTCACTTAGCTTATACTTAGTACCTACACCGTATGGAATAACAAATCCTAGCTTATCAGTACTTGGATCGGCAGTGAATTTTATTACGCCAAGTCCAGCATATCCATAGAAAATGGTTCTAGGCTTACTTTCTAGAAACTTAATATTACCTATTTGAAATTGAGGTAAGACTGAGAATTGTGTTGCTTTTGTGTAGTAAGTAAAGTTTCTTTCTTGACCTTCAAAGTTAGATCTATATAAATCAAAGTTTATTGCTACAACTGTAGATAATTGTTTTGTTGCTCGCAAACCAAAGCCAACTTTAGATGACATAGATGTTTGAAATAAGTCATTAGACACTCTATCAAAATTACCGTATCCATAATTTACATTAGCTTGTAAGGACCAGGTATTAAATGCACTTGCCTTATCTTTATTTTTAGGATCCAAGTAGTAGTAAAAGTAGGTAGTGTCATCAACTTTTGTTGTAGTCAAAGAAACAATACTCAACAACTTTAAGTTACTTTTGTAAAGTGAATCGTTTACTGTATATAAATTACTAACCTTATTATTGAGACTATCAACAACGACATTGCAAGCAGTTTTAATAGAATCTAATTGCAGCTTTAGTTGCCTATAAGATTGATCAATTGCCCGTGTTTGCTTAATTGAAAAAACAACAACGGTGTCTTTATTCTCAATTCGGACTGCTGGATACTTCTGTTTCTTCTGTTTCGATCTCGATTGGGACAGAGAAATTGTAGGGCTCATCAGCATAAACAGAAGAGTTAGTAACATTAGATTTTTCATAATCGTCTTTATTTAAATTTTGTTTTTGATTTGACTCTAATACTGTTTCAAGTAGTGAATCCTTAAAGACTGTTAATGTATCTACTACAATCTTCAACTTCACAACCTCAGTATATAAAGTTTCGTTTACTTGAGTTAGCATTTCATTCTTCTCTTTCAACGTAACGACCTGCTCTACGACTTCAACATGCTCTGTACCCGCTTTAAAAAGATTGCCCATCGTTAGTACTAAAAAACTAGCTAGGACTGCAAACAATATAACTGCTTTCTTCATACTACTTAGATTTTCTACCGTTTGTTTGTAATATAATATCTTTCAAGTCTTGTAACGCCTTTGTATTATTGTCAAGAACAGCCTTCATATTAGCAGCATCGTTGCGAATATAGTTGTTCATTTCTTTTTGTAAATCGTCAACTTGTGCTTTTAATTTGTCTTCGGAAGCTATTTGTCTCTTTAATAAAAACCAGAGGGCTGCTCCTAATGCTAGCGTTATAACACCTAAAGCGCCGTATTGGGATAGGGTTTCAAAAACGCCAAATGATTCAACTGCCTGCAGTAATACCATAATGTTTCGTTATTTATCGTGTGGTAATAAATAGTCTATGGTACACGAAAAGTGTAAAAAAAAGTGTGGAGCCGGAGGGATTCGAACCCTCGTCTTGCTCAGACATTAATAAAAAACTCATTCACAGGTTTAGTTAGTTTTTTCTGAACTAAACAAACATACCTAATTTGTAGGTCTACTCAATATAGGTAACTGTAGGCAATTGTAAAGGACAATTTGCAAACCTCACTATGTGCTCACCTCTGTTCCTAGGTCAGGAGCTACCCCGTTTGATTAGGCTGCTACAGCGTAATCAGCACCGACGAACGCCATAGCGTCTTCGAAGGTGAAAGAAGATTTCTCTTCGCCATTTAATTGTTTACATAGGTTATTAAAGAGTTTCCAATGTTAACTCTACCTGCATCATTTCAAACAACGTACTGCCAATCGATACCAATGTCGACCCCAATATTGTAGTAAGTAATAGTTCTTTAAACTATTTTTTAATCGTTAATAATTTGTTTTTTGGCACTATTGCCTATAAATTTGTTTTCCATTTTGTCGAACCGCGAATCAACATAACTGTTGAGTGCATCGACTCGATGATTGATTTCTTTACGATCATTTTCAATCGTACGACAGAGGTCTGCATCCAAATTTGTAATGCGACTATGTAGGTCACGCGTATCTGCGCTCAGCCAACGTTCTATAGTATTTATTTTGTCTTGCATTTTAAAGACCTTTAGCATACCCATAACAACAATAACGATTGCAGCAATCGCTATCACTGAAAGCATACCATAAGCAAATGATAATGTTTCCATAATTTTATCTCCTATATGTCAAAGAACTATTACTTACTTAGTTGCGGAGGGCGGAATCGAACCACCGACCTACAGGTTATGAGCCTGCCGAGCTACCTCTGCTCTACTCCGCGATTTATTCTTCAGTATATTATAAATACCGTATACGTTTATCAAAATCACCACACCACATAATACTAAGTGTGGGTATATTTCTCTAATTATGTCGTAGGTAATCCATAAAACATCTCCTACAATCCATGTAATCATAGCTGCATAGTACTTTGCTCGTGCATTAAAAAGATAACCGAGTAATACTAACGCTGTACCTAACCAACCAAACACCTCAATCATATTTACAATATACAAACCATATATTGTAAAAACAACTACTATTCAGTTATAACGTATTTACCTTCTTCTGTAACAGTTATGTAATAGTTAGGCAACACCTTTACTACTCTACTAGTAGGGTTAGCGGTTGGTAGCTTGACTTTTACATTGCATGGGGTACCCCAACAAAAAGTTTGTCCATTTATAATAACACGGGAACGAACAGAATATACTTCACCTGGAATTAAAAGGCTCGCTGGTGTTTTTCTAGATCCTATTGGTGGGAAATATGTGATAACATTGGCTGGGTTAGAAACTTGAGTAAATTCCATTTCATACTGAGTAACATACAAATAATCTAGTACTAAACCGGCTGGAATAGAATCATTTGGGTTTATGTTCATCTTACCACAGTAAAATTGTCCAACACCATTAGGTGATCTAACTCCACGCAACACAATTGTGTCAGATGTTACTGAGCATCCATACACATTAGCCGTATACCAAACCCGCGCTGTATCTAATTGAGGACTTGTATAGGTCGAGTCCATAATTCTATCAAATGTTGAGCCAACTGAACCATCACTCCATAAATAATTAACGTACCCAGGATCCGCTTCTAGTATAACATTATCAAATCTACATACCCAAGGTCCTTTAACTACAGTGATTGTCGGGCTGGAAGGGACTTTATAATATTTAGTAAAGGTATAGCTTCTAACAAAAAAGCTACGACCCATGTATCCAGTAACGGTTAATGAATAAGTTCCTGATTGAGTAATTGAAATGGTAGGCGTAGTTTCGCCCGTGCTCCATTGATATACTAATGGGTAAAAGCTTTGACCGGCAATCCAAATACTTAGATCAGTACCTGAGCAGATTGTATCTTGATCGGGAACTAAACGAACATTGTTTTGTGCATACAACCCTGTAACACATAGTAGACTAATAAGCAATAATGTAACTTTATGCTTTAACATATGAATAATATTTATTTGTTTTTGATTTTCTATCTTCTAATCCATGGGTTCCACCATTGATTCTTTTTGTTAATTCTAATATAACTGTATCATTTACTCCTTTATCACAAATGCTCCAAAGCTTATTCTTATCGAAGAAGAACATTGCAGATTCAAAAGCGTAGGTTGTTGCGACTAGGTCAGGATTAGTCATTATTTCAGGCTTTTTCAAGTAATCTGCGAAAGCTTGGTAGTTTGACTTGCCTGTTAACTGCAGAGCACCTCTACCCCTATATTTCCAACCATCGCCTGATGCTTCACTACCATTACCCATCCTATCAGCATACACACGATTAGCTATTTTCTCTGGGTTACGAGCGTAAGATTCCTCTAATGTACCTGGAAAATACTTACCAAAGATATTTTGCAATCCTTGCGCTGAGTAGTTTAAGTTCTCTGTAAAGATTGTAAATCCACCTGACTCGTGTGATGTTTGAGCAAAGAAGTGAGCTGCTCTTTCCGGAGTTAGTTTGTAGTAAGCCATTGCTGCTTTCATAGTTCCAGGTCCAAAAGCACCATCTGCTGTTAGACCTAGTTTAGTTTGCAAACTCTTTAAGCTCATATTATCTAACTTTTTTAATTACTTCTATATTTTGTTTTGTTAACCCTTCCCA